AGCTTTCTATCTACTAGTTTGACAGGTATATTGTTTAGTTCTCCGTAGCCTTGCTGCTGCGTCCCCTGCAGGATCTTTACCCACATCGACTCGAACTGATCGTCATCCTTGAATCGTACGTAGACGTAATCCTTAGCCTCGGGTTTCTTTTCAAATTCTTTTACTTTGAAGTACATGTCCATGCTGTGCTCCGAACAGGTGTAGACAACGTTGTTGGCTTCTTCTTTGCTCATATAGCTTCTCCTTTGTTGGTTAGCTATACATAAGACATGATGGGATAATAGTCAACCCCTTTTTTTTATTTTCTGAAACCTTTCTTTCAGGGTAGTGCTTCTACCTATATGACTTGGTTTCTCTAGTTCAACAACACATGCAATCGCATCTGCAACCAGATCCCCCAGTTCCTGATTCTCTCTGGCCAGGTCATCTAGTTTCTTGTTATACGAGCGAGACCTGTTCGAGCTTCGAACGAGATCCAGTGCTTCAAAATCCACTGCCATTAATCCTCCTTTTTCCTTACGATACGACATCATGGGATAGCTGTCAACCCTGAAGTTCGCCTGGCCAGCTGGGAACTTTTCTGGCTGCGCCAGTTACCGGGGGTCACCTTTGTCCGAGAACGAGGTTTAGTTAAAACGAGAACGAGAAACGAGATCCTGCTGCTGGGCCCCAGGCCACCGACCAACAAAGAGGGAAAAGTCGGTGGCCAGGATCCGAGAACGAGAGCTACGCAGCATCAGGCTGCCGGGCCAGCTCCGTTAGCATCCTGCGCTGGACCAGTGGCCAGTCTAACGGGAACGAGAACGAGGCAAATGGAACGAGGGACGAAGGATCTTCGAAAAAGAACACCGGCCTGTACAGTTTAAGAGACCTCTGCAAGGGGGTCTCTTTCAAGATAATTACCTTGCCTCCAGCTAATATATATTTATTGATCCAAACAATTTGCCATTTATTTAGCTTCGGAAAACTTAATGAATCTGATTTAAGTTCTATCCAAAATATTTCATTTCTAATTACAGCATGAATATCAGGTATGCCATTAATTGTGCTAGATTCTATGCGGGTTAGGAAGCAATCAGTCAGTCCCTTTTTGACCTTTTGCCATAGTCTAGATTCTTGATTTTTATTAGTTGTCATTAAGTCAGTTTTTTGATTTCTTTGATGACTGAATTAGGTATCAAAGTAGTATTACCAATCGTTTCAATTTCAGTTTTGTTATCGTTGTATGAGTAATCTCCAAATATTCTAGTCACCCCTTTTGCTTGACTGAGTAAATGACCTTTGGTGATACAGGTAGCTAATTTTGCTTTCTTCACATCAGAAAAACTACTCCATGAGCTATCAGAGACGATATCAAACCATTCAACTGATACCATTGGGTATTTATCTATTTCGTGTTTTACCTTTTTTGGTATTGCAATCTTTTTCCTATTCATCAATTTCTACTTTTATCTTCCCAACATAAGTAGTAATTGTAGAGTTATGTACTTGGTTAAAAACATCTAACCACTCAGACCAACTAGCCTTTTTCAATTGCTGTAACGTCTTCGGACTCAACTTCAATCGTTTTGGCGTTGTAG